GATGGTATTAGTACTGCTAGTCAATTAGGACAAGATTCATTTAAGAAACGTTATGAAGACTTACAAAGTCTTATAATGAATTACAATCATCAACCTTTAGATCTTACATTAAAGAATGTTGAATTAAATCAATGGTGCACATATGTACATCAACTTAGTCCACAATATATGTTCTATATAGATTCATATTTGTTGGCAGATAAAGGTAGATGTAAAGATAGAAAGATTTGGATTAATCGAGATCTTGCTAAACATGGTGATCTTCAGTTTATATTAAACAACGATCATTATAGACCAAGTTTTGAATATCAAGAAACATTCAACTCTTTGTCATCAGATGAGATAAGTTACTTTACAGATGGTACATTTATCCCAACAAAAGTTTACATGATGTACATGAGATATCCAGTGTATATAAATAAATCAGGATATATTATGTTAGATGGTCAACCATCTTATGATGCTGATTGTGAACTTGAATTATATTTAGAAGATGAATTGTTAGACTTAACAGTACAGAATCTAGCAATGTATACTGAAAATGCTGCAGCAGTACAAAGTGCTCAGTTCAGAATACAAACAAACGAATAAACTTTATTAATATTTAAATAAATAAACAATGGCTGATTTTTCATTAACCACGCTCTTCGTGGTTCCAGTGGGGCAAACTGCACTCCCTAGCTCTGGCTCAACACAAAACTTGACTGCAGGACAAGTTGGTATTTTTGGAAGCGATTATACACTAGTTAATGCTGGTAATATTAATAACTTCCCTTATTTTTACATTGCCCAAGGTAGAACAAACACTTATTTGCAAGGCTCTAAAAGATCTGACAAGATCAAAGGATGTCCTTCAGGATCTGGTTGCAACTCTAACGTAACAGAATGGTACAAAGCAACAGGATGTCCTACAGCTGCTAACCAAATTACTGATGTAACTGATTTTACTGTACAATGTGGCGAAAGCATTACATTAACTTTACGTGGTTTTTCTAGCTATGTAAACACTTTGTATTTTAATGGTTTCACTCGTTCAGTAACTATCCAAGCTCCATGTTGTGGATGTGACGAAAACCCATGTGACGATGTGAGTGCAAACACTATTATTGATTTATTAATCAATAAATTAACTCAACAAGCTCCAGGTAACAACCCTGATAACATTAGCTTTAACACGTTCTATACATTCCAAAATATAGGTGGAACTATCTTACGTATTACTGGAAAACCATTAACCGTATATGGACAACCTTGTGATATTGCAGCGTTCCCATTTGAATATGATAGATTCTCTTTCAGAACTTTCGTATATGCTGGACCTGCTACTACTGCTGACTTTATTGTTGCAGATGCTTGTAACATTGTTGCTGTTGAAGCAATTCAACAACGTGCTTCTTATCCTACTGGAACATCTGCAGAGATTGCTCAATTAGAGAAAAACTTCTACAGCTATCAAGCAGGTTACTTGAAACACTTATACAGAATGAATGGATATAACGAGAACTTTGAATCTTGGGTATCTAGTGGTGTTATTTACGATACATACTACATTAGATTTAATGAGTATAACAAATCTGAATACCAATGGGGTGATTACATTATGGAAGATTCAACAGTAATCATTGCTGCTCCAAACTCTGTAACAAGTGGTATTGCTGCTGCAATTGAAACTGTATTAGAAGCTGCTTTAGGAGCTGCTCCAGATAACAATGTTTGTATTACAACTACAACTACTACAACTGCTGTAGCACCTACAACAACAACAACTACTACTCCTGCTATACCTTAAGAAGTAACAAGTAGAAATTAATAATAACCTATGCCAGGGGAAAGAGGATAACTCATATTCCTCTGGCATATTTATTTAAAAACAACATGGCAAACTTACAATTAGATATACTAGTAGTACCTACTTACGATGTTAATACTCTTGGTGTTGCAGATGCTTCTGTATATCCTACCAATCCTCCAGTGGTCTCAGCACCATCTATTGAGATTGATATACCAGGATTCGGAACCAAGATTTTACCTTTTGTTCCTGACCAATTAAATGTATTTACATCTTCTAATTTAGGAATTACAGATCCTGGTTGTAATCAACCACTTCCAGATGGAGTGTACAGATTAAGATATTCTGTTGCTCCTGCATATGCAAACTATGTGGAGAAAACAATATTACGTGTTGATAGACTTCAAGAGAAGTTTGACAATGCGTTTTTGCAATTAAATATGATGGAATGTGACAGAGCACTTAAAACACAATCTAGTGTTATGTTAAACACAATAAACTTCTTTATCCAAGGAGCTATTGCAGCAGCTAATAACTGTGCAGAATATGAATCAAATACATTATATGTTCAGGCAGATAATATGTTAGATAACTTTTTAAGAACCAACTGTGGTTGTTCAGGTAACAACTACCTAATAAACTTTTATTAATTATGGCACAATGTAATTCATGTGGAGCTAATGTGGGGTGTGGATGTCAATTGAGAGATGGACTATGTGCACACTGTGCTTCTAAAGTAACCAAATAAAAAATTAATACTATGTTATCACCAAGACTAAATGATTGCCCAGAATGTGCTGATATACCTTCTCTACTTAAAAAGATAGATTGTAAGTTAGCTGAGCTTGGCAATAATTTATATAATAACATATCGTATATGTTAAATAAACCTATACCTGCTGGTGATATTCTCCAGTTAATAGGCTACAGAAGAATATTAACTTATAAGTATTGTAATCCTAACTACGTATGTAAGTACTCTGTTAAGATGATAGCTAGTAGAGTGATACGTCTTACATTAGGATGTGTTAGTAGATGTAATGAATTAGAACGTTGTTTAGAGGAACCTTGTGACATTGTTATTGTACCAAATCCTCCAACTACAACAACTAGTACAACTCAAAGAATTACAACTACCACTACAAGTTCTAGTTCAACTAGTACAAGTAGCACATCTACAACTTCAACTACTATACCACCAACTAGCACAACTACTAGTACAAGTTCAAGTTCTTCAACTACAACTACAACAAGTTCAACTAGTTCTTCAACTTCTACTACAACTAGTACAACTACTGGAATACCTTTCTGTGTAACAGAATGTCTTCCTTTATTTAGTAAAGGTAACGGAGTGTTTATATATAAAGACAATACAATAATTGATCTAACTTCACAAATTATAGGACCTGTTGGTATAACTGGAGATATTGCAAACACTCTAAATAAGTTATGGTTATATGATTCAGTAGATATTTCTGAATATGATATAACTAGTTTCTGTCCATTTGCAGCTACATATAATAAAAACATAAATCTAGCTTCTGGAACATTTGGTTCAGGTATGACATCAATTGATGATATTACATTAGTTGGATCAATAGGAACTAACATTGTTGAAATTGATGTAGCCACTACAACTGCAGGAATAACTGCTAAGTTTGCAATGCCTGTTAATAGAGATATTTCAGGAGATTTAATTTACACTACATCAAATCAATTAATTTGTTCTTATATAGATAATATAACAAGTGATACATACATTACTATACATAATTATTCTACTGGTGCAATTCTTTTAGATATTAATATTTCTATAATAACTAATCCATGGGGATTATACATAGAAGCTGGTGTTCTACAAATTTGTAATAATAATGGGCAAGTGTACTCTCTTGACTTAACTACAGAAGTATTAACTTTAGTTGAAACAATAGGTCAAAGTTTAAATGGAGCTTCACAAAATCCTGAATGTGCTACATTAGATTTTGTATCAACTACAACTACAACCACAACAGTTTAAACCTTTTAAAAAATAAAATAATATGTCATCAAATTGCTCAAATTGTTATAACGGATGTACAGAGATTGTCTCTGACAGATGTGTTAAATATACAGGAATAGATGTTCCTGTCCTAGGAATACAAACAGGTGATTCATTATCATTTGTTGAACAAGCATTGATTACATTCCTTGTATCAACATTGGATGGTACAGGAGTGAAGATAGATCTTGGAACTACAGTGGTATGTGAACTTGTACAGAAGTATCTTCCAACATGTAAAGATCTTTCTATTGTAGATATATCAAAAGCTCTTATAGAGGCTGCTC